CCTCTACCGCCAACCGTTCCTGAGATGTCATACGAGTCACAACCAAAAGCTCCAATGTGCTCATTAAGAGGATGGTAGGTTCCATTTCTAGAATATTTTAAGTTAGACAGAGACTTATTTGGCGTCCAAGAAACTCTAAACCTGCCTTTATTATCTGGGGTAAATATAACCTCAGTATCTTTTATACCGTCCTTCCAATAAAACTTACCCCTTGTAACATGCTGCTGTATTATCAAAGAATCATTGTAATCAATCTGCTGATAGATTTTAGTAAGATTAAATAATGAAGACTTGCTCTCATCTCTAAAGGCGTGCGACTCTGTTCTAGGAAACTGCCGATAAAATTCATTTAACGCGTCTGCATCTTTTTTTAACAACTCAACTTCTGCCTCCCAATAGTCAATAGCACCATTAGTAATATACTCATTGTCCACCCCTAAGACTTTTTTCTCAGGCTTATAGAAAACCGGCATTCCGTACTTATCTATAAACCCTTCCATGTTCCACTCCATAGGAATAAACAAAGAATACAATCCACTTTTAGTTTGACCGTTTGCATTACGTGTAGCTACATCTGAGTCTTCAAAAAGTTTTTTAAAATTATCACCACCTTTACTTAGGGCGTTTGATGTAGATCCCATCATACACTTACCGATAATCTTGCTACCTAATCTCAAGCAAGTTTTAGTAACACGCCAGTTATTTAAAATATTGTTAGGCTTAAGCCACTTACCACTTTCATCATGTACTAGAAGCAAAAGTTTTTCTCCATCATATGAGTTTTCATCTGTATTCTTCCAGTCAATAGTGGTATCTAAGCCGTATAGCTCATCAGCCACATTATCATACATATTTTTTTTAGTAATCTTAGAGGCTGGAATTCTAAAGGCAAGTTCTGTCTTAGGTTTGTCCATACCGTCTTGTATAGGCTTAAAGAAGAAAGGCAGTCTAGTAGATATAGGCACGACCTTATCAGTAAACATTTTCTTCGCATCTGATCCGGTCTTAGATAGTATTCCTACCCTAGCATCTTTAGCTAGCGTTCCCGTGTTCACGCATTCTGACGATCCCATAAATGAAAACCCTGAACGTCTAATCTTAAGGTAGTCTAAGCCAAAACATCTATTGTCAGCCTTGCACGCTTCCCAGTAAATAAAGAAAATTCTATTAGCCTCCCTAAAATCTGGATAACCAACGTCAATACTTGTCCACTGCAAATACATGTAGTGCGAACCTGTCATGTACGTAGGCACGTTGTTGTTATAAAACCAAAAACCTAAGTCTCTTTTGTCAAATTCTTTCTCTATATAATCTACCCACTTATCTTTAAATGGCGTAGGCATCTCATTCCACTGGAATATAGAAGGTATTCTATTTAACTCTTTGGGTATAGGCTCTCTTTCCCAGTATTGATTTGCTGAGGTTTCAGACCTTTTAAATATTTGTTTTGGAGCTGGCGGTAGCGCTATGTATAATCCATTGATGTTTATAACATCGCCCACCTCTCCTGTCTTAGATATAACTACAACATTGTGCTTTTCGCTATACCCATAAATCCAAGACTTAGCTTTGTTCTTTGCCTTTACAATACGGTTTAAAACATAACCATCAACTTTTTTATATAATCTATTTTGATCTTCTTTCTGCAAATCCTTGTTTTGTTTGTGTCTTGGTATTTTCAAGACTCATATTAATATTTTCTTGCTCAGCGTCTATTTTGTTTAATATATCAAAAGCATCGAATATTGCAAGCTTTTTTGTGGCTGCTGCGTTTTTTAATTTATCTGCTGCTATATCATCTTCAGGATCAGGCTTTATTATATCCTCTTTAGCAACTTTTATAAGCTGTTCTACAGCTTTACGCCCAGCCTCTATAATTTGTATTTTCAATAACTCTGAGCTCATAGCATTAATGTTATCTGATGATCATACATTCGGTAAAGCTTTTCTCCGTCTACCTCAAACTCATACTCACTCTCAGGCTTAAAGCCAACCTTCATTCCTTTACGCACACCCTTAGACTCTAGATAAGCATTAGGGTATTTCATCTTACCCATCAAAGGTTCTTCATCAAAGTTCTTCATTAAGAAAGATTCTTCTGCTGGAATAGGTTCAACAAAACAATACTTATAGTGACTAAACCACTGATCATTTTGTTTGTATAAAAAAAACTGCTCGTTATCTACAAAAAATAAATTATCCTTAAAATAACTCTTACCGCTTTTCTCTCTTCCCTTCATGTCATAATAAAACTTAAACACATTGTGATGCACCAGAAGTATATCTCCTTTTGATACAGGACCTTTATAATTAATAGGTGTTGATATTACTACAGCCTCTCTGTTAGAAGCCATGTGGTTTTCTTGTGAGGAGCTCGTAATAAAATCCATACCTGAGATGTCCTTAGAGTTATTATACCGCTTGCCTTCTAAAGGCTCTACGATAAAGTAAAAAGGGGACCGCATTAAAAGTTAATATTATATTCTATAGATACAGGTACCTCAGCGCCAAACTCTTTCCAAAGCAAGATTTCGTCTTTACGTTGAATCCATATCTTTATCGAGTCATTACTAGCGTCGTGCTGTATGAGGTGAATAAAATAATTACCATTTAAAATTTCTTGACCCACCAGATAGTGCATCGCTCCTGACTTATAGTCTGGTCCTACAGAAATCTTCCTTATATCCATTAGATTAAATTTAATTTGAATATAAAGATACAAATATTTTAACGCGACTTTTGGTTCAGTTGTTTTTGGTGGGAAACTTAATACCTATTTTATCTGCAGTACGAGCTCCAAAGTATCCGCATAGCACCCACGTGACGAGGCTTGCTGTATCGTCAGTTTCTAAACCCATGTACCACCCGCCTACATATGCACTAACTAGTACAGCTAAAGTTAAGGGTCTAATGTTACGCGCTAGCCAACTTTGACTGTTTGAGTCCGACACCCACCTTTTGGTTACACCATCTATTTCAGCACGCTCTACTCTTAGCTTTTCTAAAGCTATAGCTTTATCTCCCTCAGAGAGCTCTTTATTGCCGCTAATTAGTTCTGATATAACATTACCTGGAAGAAAAGCATCTCCTACAAGACCTAGTATGGACGGAGCCTTATTAATAAGAAATTTTCCTACTCTTGTTTCTTTAAAAGGTTTTTTTGTTTTACTCATATCACCTGATATGTTGTTTTACCATTTTGTTTTACAGCCTTTAAGGCTCGGTTTCTGTTTTCATTATCTGATATATAACTTACATGTACCCAGTCTGGGTTGTTGTTATCTCCAAACTCCCAAATAATTTGATCGTAGCTAAGGTTTTCTTTTATGTAATTAAACATCTCAGCATTTGTTTTGTATCCAAAAGTATCGTCTAAATCAATTGCTCTACCTTGGCAATGCTGACTGCTAGAACTACCTCCAATGGAGGAATTAAGTTTTTCAGATCTAAAGAAAGAGTTGATTTTGATGGGGCCACCCACCCATTTTCTCAAAGGTTCAAAAAGATTATGAGAAACTGCAGTCATATTTCCTAAAGCATAAGAATCGGGGGTGTTGTCTATATTTAAGCGCGTTGCTGTATTAGACTTAATACCTTCATTGTACGATACATGATCACTTATTTTTTCCATACATTATGTACCATTTATGCAAGGTATAACCTATAGCTATAATGGATAGTATTATTTTAAGAATAACATCTAAGTTTGTCATAGACGACATCAGCGCAACTAGATTTAGGCTGTAAATTTTTATATCACTTAGATTCATTTTGTACATAAATATAATTAAACTTAATATCTCCCGCTGTTGTTGTTGCTATATATGTCATTATTTTTTTGATTTTTTACCTGATCTGTTCTGACCCTTCATTGCACCTGGCACATCTCCGATTTGGTTACCCACCTCTTTGATCGCCTTGGTTACGTCTTTAAGCTCTTCTCCGACACGATCAACTCTTTTTGATACATCGGCCTTCATTTGAGCAAACTTTGCTTCTAAGATGTCGGGTATCATATTGTTGTTTTTATCTTTAGTAAGACCTTTTTTTGTTAGCCATATAGAGGCTAAATTTATAACGATTAGTAAAACCACTAATCCGATTAATATTGATGTAGTCATAGTTTCATTTTTTAATTATTTTAGGTTGCTG